GGGCCTGCGGCCGGGCACGGGACATCGAAGTCCACCATGTCCAGCCGTTCCACGAACGTCCGGAACTGGAACTCGACCCAGACAACCTGATCTCCGTCTGCGGTGACCCGTGCCATTTCGTCTTCGGGCACCTGCTCGACTGGAAAAAGTCAAATCCAAAGGTTCGCGAGGACTGCGACAACTACTTCAGGCGGCTTCAAAAGTACGGATAGCCTGGAAATATGGCTGACTACGCAATCCTGCCATCGACGCTCAACATCCAGTTCGTTCGCGGGGACGAATTTGGGATGCTACTCGACTTCGACCAGTCATGCGTCGGGTACTCTTTCGTCACCGAGGTCTACGAAATAGCCAGCGTCTCTAATGGGGTCGTGACCAGGGGTGCCACATTCACCACTTTCACGATCACAAACGTCGACTTGGCGGCAGGGAAAATCAATCTTTCACTGACAGAGTCTCAGACAGAGGCTTTCAATCTCGCCAAAAACTACCGCTGGTACTTACGTTGGATCGCTCCTGGTGTCGTGATTAGGACCGTTCTCTCTGGGGCAATTTCCGTCGGAGACCCGTGATGGCGATCAATGTGACAGTCTCCGGATCAGGCCAGATCGTCGCCGACGTGAATGGCGGGAGCGCGGCGGACATCTCTGTCACAGGCGGGATTGGGCCCGCCGCATATATCAGCGGCACCGCAACCACAGTTATCGGAGTTCATCCGGTCGCGGCCGGTGCGAACATCACAGTCACCACGACGAGCGGATCGTACACGATCATTGGCCGAGACGTGCCAGTTCAATCGGTCCAGGGCAGGATCGGCGCGGTCGTCCTGACCCTGGCTGACCTGACTGCCGCCGCCCTGGTTCACACGCACTCGACAACTCAGGTCGTTGGGCTCACTGCGGCAGCATCGGCGGCGGCTCCAGTTCAGACGGTGCAGTCGAGGACCGGGAATGTCGTCATCACCCTGGCTGACATCACTGCGGCAGGGGCAGTCCACACGCATTCGACTACTCAAATCGTGGGCTTCACGGCTGCGGCTGCGGCAGTTGTTCACACTCACGGAACTACTGACATTGTCGGCCTGACGGCCGCCGCCTCTGCGGCTGCGCCAGTGCAGTCGGTCCAGTCGAGGACGGGGAATGTCGTCTTCACGCTGGCTGACATCACGGCGGCGGCGGCGGTCCACACTCATTCGACAACTCAGGTCGTCGGGCTCACTGCGACAATCCAACAATATGGGAAAGTCGTCAGCGTTCAGGGCAAGACTGGGACAGTCACGCTGTCGGTGGCGGACCTGACTGCGGCTGCGGCAGCACACACGCACAGCACCACTGACATTGCTTCGTTCACAACGTCAGTAGTCGCGTTTTCTCCCGTTAAGAGCATTAACGGCTCTACGGGGACAATCTCGATCGTCGGGGGGGCCAACGTAACCATCGTCACCGATGGCACGTCAGTAACGGTCAACTCACCGCTCGAATTGCCCAGCCAGGGTGGATATTCAGCGAGAGTCCTCGGGACTGACGGAACGAGCCCCAACTGGTATGCGATGACCGGCGGGGCGAACATGACAATCTCCAACAACACAACCTCGAAAGTCATTCAGTTTTCGGCTACTGGCGGCGTCTCGTGGCAGACAGCACCTGCCTCGCCTTATGCGGCTGGTTCCGCTGGAGACATTGCCTACGACGCATCGTATCTCTACGTCCGGTCTGCGACAGCGTGGAAGCGGGTGGCGTTTGGTTCTTGGGCTTCACTCGGCCAGCCGACCAGCGCAACCGCGACCGCTGGCGATTCGCAGGCGTCAGTTTCATGGACTGCGCCCGCCGACAACGGCGGCTACTCAATCACCGACTACATCGTGCAATACTCAAGCAACGGCGGAACATCGTGGGCCACGTTTAGCGATGGAACTTCCACAGCGACCAACGCGACCGTCACCGGATTGGCGAACGGAACCGCATATATTTTCCGCGTGGCTGCAATAAACTCGGCAGGAACCGGCCCGTACTCGTCGGCGACGAGCAGCGTGACGCCCGTTGCATCGGGGTCGGGGTCAGACGTTAGTTTCTCAAGCGTTGTCGCCCTGCTGCACATGGACGGCTCCTCGTTCGTTGACTCGTCATCGCTGTCGGCGAGCGTCAGCAACAGTGGTGCAACGCTTACCACATCGCAGAGCAAGTTTGGCGGCGCAAGCGGTTTGTTTGGCTCTGGCTACCTGACACTGCCAAGTAATTCGGCATACAATGTCGGCACTGGTAATTTCACGATTGAAATGTTTTTGCGGCCCTCAGCACTTCCGCTTGACAATCCATACACCTACGCGCTGTTTTCTCTGCAAGGACAGGCTGCTTTCCCAGGAGACAGTTCTAAATTTTGGATTGGACTAGATACGATCATTGACTCTTATGGAAACTTTACAAACGGAATTGTCGTAGGGCAGCACTCCACATCGAACGAATCCGCTGCGGCGTACACCCCGTCTGTGAACACTTGGTGTCACCTCGCGGTGGTGCGTGACGGGTCGACCATACGAATCTTCATTGACGGGGTTGCTCAATCAGTTACTGGTTCAAGCAACATGAGCGGAATTTCGTTCAACAGCAATGGGCTGATGATCGGTAGCGCGTTTGGCTATACGCCCTTTGCCGGATACATCGACGAGTTTCGTTTCACGAAGGCAGCCAGATACTCCTCAAACTTCTCGCCCCCCACGGCCGCGTTTCCAAATTCGTAGCCGACTTATTGCTATGCCTGAAAGATTCCAGTTCTTCAGGCCCAAGAAGCCCAGGCGAAAAAGGGCTGGGCCATCATTCTCAGTTGCCTATGGGGGTAGGTCATATTGGGATGCCACAAGGAAGGCTGTGCTGGTTAGGGACAATTGGCAATGCAGGAAGTGTGGGAGAGTCTGTGGCTTGCCTGGGGAGGCCCATGTAGACCACAAACTTCCAAAATCGCAAGGTGGTGATGACTCTGACCAGAATCTCCAGGTCTTATGCAGGGGCTGTCATGGAGAGAAGACCCGGTTGGAGCAATTGTCTGGATAGAGGCCTCTGGCTTCACTTATAAAGCCATTCCAGACTTCAAGGCTGTCTCCATACTCATAGAGACAAGTGGCCTTCTAATGGGCTGCCAAGTGAACTTCAAACTTTCTCCCCTATATAGGGCCAATGAGTAACCAAAAACAGAAAAACTAAAGTTCTAAGGTTCACTTCTCTCTAAGTCTAATACAGCAAACAACTTAGAGAGAACTTCATCAATCAAATCCAAAGTTCACTTGAAGTTCACTTCTTCAAATACTTCAAAATCGGGTAAGAGGGGACTTTTTGTTTTTTCTTCAAGGGGGGGTATAGGGAAGAGAGAAATTTCCCAATGAGGCTGGAGAAATTTCCCAGAAAAGATACCCAAGCGGGCCCAAAGCCGGTTTTCCTGCCAGGAAACCACTCCCACCCCCAGGGAGTCCCTTTCAACTTTTTTTCCTCGAACAGGGCGGGCCAGCCGGGGGTTTCCGTGAGCGGCCGCGAAATTTTCGTCCGGGGCTTTCTTGGGGTGGGGCTTCGATTTTCGTCAGAATCAACTCATGGGCAGGCCACCAGTTCCAAGCGCGATCAAACTCCTCCGAGGCGACCCCGGCAAGCGAGGCGTCAACGCTTTCGAGCCGTCGCCGCCTCCGGCGGACATGACTCCGCCCGCCGGGCTCTCCGGAGTCGCACTTGAGAAGTGGACCGAGATGACCTCGCTCCTTTCCGGCATGCAAGTCTTCACCCAGGCCGATCGCCACCCGCTCCAGAGGTACTGCCTCATGTGGGAGCAGTGGGACAACCTGGAAAAACACTGCCGCGAGCACGGCTCGACACAACTCACGTCCACTGGATACAGCCAAGTCACTGCGGAGGCGACTCTCGCGAAATCTCTGAGGAAGGAACTCCTTGAGATTGAGCGACAGTTCGGCATGACCCCGGCGTCCAGGTCCTCGATGAAGGTGAACGGTGCCGCTGCCTCCCAAAATCCTCTTGCCGCGTTTGCTCAAAGCCGACGCGATCAAGCAGGGGCTTAAATACTACTTCGACGAAGACAAGGCCGCCCACGCGGTCGAGTTCTTCGAGCAGTTCTTGACCCACTCGAAGGGTCAGTTCGCCGGGAAGCCGTTCACGCTCCTCGACTGGCAGAAGCATGACGTCATCGAGGAACTCTTCGGCTGGATGAAGGTCGACACCGACACTAGGAAATACCGGGTCGGATACATCGAGGTGCCCAAAAAAAATGGCGTCTTGGCCCCTGCGGCTGGTTGCCGTGGGGGCCAGGGCGACAAGGCAAATCGACTCTCCTCTCTGGCATAGGACTCTACACGCTTGTGGCCGACGGCCCCGAGCAAGCAGCGGAATGCTTCGGCTGTGCCACCTCTCGCGAGCAGGCCTCGATCGTGTACAAGCAAATGAAAGAACTCGTGGAGTCGAGCCCCTACCTCAGCGAGATGCTTGAGGTGATCGACTCCCGGAAGACGATCGCGTATGTCCCGACGCATTCCTTCTGGAAGGTGATCTCCAGCGACGCGGGCCGCCAGGAAGGCCTGAACATCCACTCGCTGTGCTATGACGAAATCCACTCCGCTAAAGACCGGAAATTATGGGACGCGATCAGGTATGGCGGAATTTCTCGAAGTCAAAGCGTCATCCTCGCCATTACCACAGCCGGTGTGGATCGAAACTCGATCGGGTTTGAGTTGCACGAGCACGCGATGAAAGTTCGCCAGGACCCCTCCTACGACGAGCAATTTTTCGCCTATGTGGCTGCGGCCGCCCCCGAAGACGACTACCGCGATCCCGAGGTGTGGAAGGCCGCCAACCCCTCCTGGGGCGTCACGATGGACGAAGACTCGTTCCGGGCAGACGTTCGCGATGCCGAGCAGTCGAACAGTCGACTGGCCTCGTTCCTCCGCTACCGGCTCAATGTCTGGACACAGGGAGACGGAAACAGATACATCAAGTTGGACCAGTGGGATAGGTGCAAGGGCGACTCCGGTCTCCTCGGTGCCGATCGGGTGTGGTATGCGGGGCTCGATCTTGCCCAGACCTGGGACTGCAACGCGTTCGTCGCGGTGAGCAAGGCAAGCGACGGAGCCTTCGACGTCATCTGCCGGTTCTGGATTCCGGGCGAAAACGCCGGAGTTCGGTCTCAGAAGGACGGCGTGCCCTACACGACCTGGGCTCAGAACGAGCGATATGGGCTCGTGATGACTCCGGGAAACACTTGCGACTACGACTTCATCCGCCGCGACATTCTCAAGTTCTGCAAAGAGCGGACTGTCCGAATGATCGCGGTCGACCCCCACAACTCGCACTACCTCGTGCAACAACTTCAGGCGGAAGGCCTGAATGTGTCAGGATTTTCGCAAGGGTTCACCTCCATGAACCCCGGAGTCCGTTTGCTCGACACGCTTATAGCGCAGGGCCGCCTGCGTACCAACGACAATCCCATCCTGAACTGGATGGCCGGAAATGCCACGACCAAAGAGAACTCTGAGGGTTACATCAAGGTTATGAAGCCGAGCCCGACGAGCCCGCTGCGTGTCGACGGCGTCGTGGCCCTGATCATGGCGATTGCCATCGCCAGCGACGCCGAGAACGCCAAGCCTACCCCCGAGCCGGAGATATTGATCCTATGAGCGAAGAGCGGGTCCTCTCCGACTTTGTCTGGACACCGGAACGCGGCGAAAGCGATCCCGAGGTCCGGAGCATCTCCTGGAACAACCTGCTTCTCTCGGACGACCTGTATGGCGGGAAGTTCCTGACATCGGCCGAGGTTCGCATCAATCCGGAGACGGCACTCCAGTCGACTGTGTTCCTGGCCTGCGCGAGGATTCTCAGCGAAACAATCAGTTCGATGCCGATCAGCGTCCATCGACGACTCAAGGGCGGGCACGAGGAAGTCGCGAGCGATGTGCCGCTCCACCACGTCTTGAGTTTTGCTCCAAACGCTTGGCAGACGAAGTTCGAGTTTTACGAGCAACTCGTACTAAATTTGGTGTGCTGGGGCAATTCTTACACCGAGATCAAGTCTGGAAAGTACGGCAGCGTAACGGAACTCAACAACTTGCATCCCAGCCGGATGCGAGTCGAACGCCTGGAGAACGGGCGTCTCAAGTATTCCTACAACGATCCCCAGACCGGCAGGCTCTACCAGTACACCCAAGATCAAGTGATGCACGTCCGCTGGACTCCGGAGCCAGACGGCATCAAGGGCATGTGCCCGGTCGAGATCAGTCGAGACGCCATCGCGCTTGCCCGCGCCTGCGAAATCTACGCGAGCAAGTTCTGGGCAAACATGGGACGCCCAGGCGTCGTGCTTCAGACGGACGGTGCCTTGTCGGCCGAGACCGCAGAGCGGCTTCGCGACAACTGGGAGAGAATTCATCGCGGCGTTCAAAATTCTTACAAGACGGCAGTCCTCACCAACGGACTGAAGGTCGAAAGTTTTGGAGCGAACAACACCGATTCGCAATTTCTGGAGGTTCGGAAATTTCAATGTGAGGAGGTGGCGAGGTGCTTTCGCATGCCGCTTTCGCTCATCCAGGGACAGTCAGACGGCAATCCCGAAGTGCGAGGGCAAGAGTTCGTCACCTACACGCTCGTGCCTTGGCTTGCCCGAATCGAGCAGGCGATCAGCCGGTCGCTGATTTACGACGACGAAACTTACTACGCGAAGTTTGATGTTCGCGGGCTGCTTCGCGGAGACAGTAACAGCCGTGCGGGCTATTATTCCACGATGATGGGTTTGGGCGTTCTTTCGGTCAATGACGTTCGACGCGCTGAAGGGCTCTCGCCGATTGGTCCTGAAGCCGACAAGCATCTTGTCGCGATGAATCTCCAGCCGCTCGAAGAGGCTGTGAAGCCGAAGCCCGACCCGTCGATGATGCCCGGGTTTGGATCGGGAGCCCCAGAGAAAGCCCCCGGCGGTCCGCCGAGCCTGCCCGAGGTGAAGCCCGGCAAGGCTCCGATCGAATCGCCCAAGGGCGAGGACTCTGCCAAGCAGCGTTCGGAGTCTCGCGATCTTTCTCCACAGGAAGCGGAACTCGAAGAGGCTCAGGACGAGATCGCGGCAAGCGAAGGGAAGTGGGAGAAGGACGCGGCCCACTACGTCTATCCCAATCCGTTCGCGGGACGCGGCATCAAGTGTGCCAACTGCACACACTACTCCGGAGACGGGGCGTGCGACGTCGTGAACGGCTCGATCGATTCGGATGCGATCTGCAAACTTTGGATCATCCCCCAGGAGAAGATCACGGCCGAGCCCGAGAAGCGGGCGTACTGCGCGACGGGCCCAGGCGGCGGCGTGAAGAATGACTGTGGCGGCAAGGGCGATAGCCAAGAACCAGCCTCGATCCCCGCAGGCGACGCAAGCCTAAAGAACTACGTTCCGTTTGTCCCAATAGGAGACACGAAAAACTCTGAGTTTGCCAAGATTCCAAATGAAGATGAGGTCAAGGCCGCGATCAACGTCAAGCAGCGCGAGAAGTTTGGGGCTCAGAGAGAACTTGAAGCCGGATACCCGCTTGATCTCAGGATCGACATTAACGCATTCAAGAATCACAAGGTCTACGCCGTCACCGCGCATGAGCACGAGGAAGGCGCGGGAGTTGGAACGGCCATCGGCTACGACACGCACATTCGCCTGAAGGGGCCAGTGCAATTTGTTTCCAACGAGAATTCGGCTCAGAAAATTGGAGAGGGTAAGACAAAAAAGGGCACTCACTCAACGGTTAAGGGATCGTTCGATCCGTCGAGGTCAGTTCCGAAGGACATCAACTCGTGGACTCCGGTGGGCTACGACCCGTACAAGGCCGTCTACTATTACGACAAAAAGACAGGCCAGGAAATTCTTGCAGGCACCGACGCCCTAAGCGTCGGCAACACAGTCTTCACTCGCAACCCAGAGTACGGAGACAGGAACGCGAAGACCCACTACCGATCTCTCGAAGAGATGATGGCGGTCGACTCGTGGGGCCTGGAGTCTCGTGGTTTTTGTCCGACGGGCAAAGACGGCGGCATCGACAACTCGTGCGGCTCGAAGGAAGGCGGCGGCGGAGAGGATTCCGGCTCCGGATCGGACAAGAGCCCATCCGGAGACGGCGGCTGCCCGAAGCCATGCCAGTCGGCGGACGTTCACGCTGACAAGAACAAGGACGGAGTCACGGACGCGGCTCGCGTGGGAGTACCCGCGATGGACGTTCCCCCGCCACCGGGCATCCCGCGAATTCCAAACCTCGACACCCGCGCACGCGAGGCCGAGGAGTCTTTCGTGTCTCACTTTGAGAGCGACCCGGAGGGCGTCTCATCGCAGTTCCGTCAACTGGTTATCAGCCAGGGCGAGCCGCCGACATTCGGCACCGACGACGCGAAGTGCCTGACGAGCGCATGGTCCGCAGAGGACCCCGACGTCAGGGCCGAAAACCGTGCCACGCTCAACATTGCTCTTCATCAGTGTGCCAACGCCATCGCCAAGCGTGCCTTCATCCAGCACCTCGACACTCTGAGCGAGGGCGACGAAATCATGGTGACCGTCGGCGGCTGCGGCGCAGGAAAAGGCTTCGCGCTCAAGAACGTCCCCAAGGCGTTGGAGATGAAGGCCAAGGCCAAGGCCATCTGGGATTCGGCTGGCGATCAGAACGCAACAGAGAATCCCTGGATTCTTGCCGAGGCCGAGAAGCGTGGGCTCAAGGCGACCTTCGTCTACGTTCACGCAGACCCAAGAACTCAGTGGGCCGACCCGAATCGTGGAGTCGTGAAGAGGGCCAGCGATCCGAAGGACGGCCGCATGGTTGACGCCAAAGTCTTCGCCGACAGTTATGCGATCGGCGCGAAGAACCACGACGCGTTCCATCAGGCGAACAAAGAC